TCCAACATTTAAAGAACGTGGGCATAGAGGCTAGCGTTGACAGTCAAGACAGTATAAAAATGCGTTTAATTCTGGAACAAACAGTCCTTTTAAGCTTAGGGGGCGCTAAGACGATCAAGAAGCCCTATATCATCACAGTAGATTACAACACATCTAGAGTATTAAGAATTGTGTCTAGAATAAACCCAAAAAGTGGAAAAGTTATGGAGTTCTACACCGATTACCCTTTCATACCTAATCCTGCTGGTTTTTATGGCCTAGGGTTTGGCTTATTTTTGGAAAGTTTAAACGAGGCGTTAACTTCTATCACCAATATGTTATTAGATGCAGGAACCCTGCAGAACCTACAGACAGGGTATGTTTTGAAGGGTACAGGTATGAAGAGAGGCACTATGGAAGTGGCTATGGGTAAACTCATAGAGATAGACCCTGGTGGGTCTGACGACATAAGAAAAATGATGAGCACGTTTGATTTTGGTGCTCCCTCACCTGTTTTATATTCTATGTTAGGGGTCTTACAACAATATGCCGATAGATTCACCACGGTAACAGATCAGCAAACAGGGAACGCTCAAAAATCGGACACTACGGCAACAGGTATTGCTATTTTGGTTGAACAAGGTTTGAAATTCTTTTCAGACATACATAGAAGAAACCATATGGCTTTTCAACAAGAGTTGAAGAAGATAGAAGAACTTAATGCTTTATATTTAGATGTTGAGGAATATTATAAAGTGGCTATCGACCCTAGGGACCTAGTTAACCCTGAGACAAAAGAGCAGATCCCTAAGATGCAAGTGATGGAAATGTTAAAAGCTGATTTTCAGACTGACAATATGGTTATTCCTGTAAGTAACCCCAACATAATATCTAAACAAGAAGTAGTAGCTAAAGCGCAGTTTGTGTACACCTCAGCACTAGAAAGTCCTATTACAGCTAACAATCCGCAGGCTATTTGGGAAGCACAAAGAGCTTTGTATGAGGCTATGGACATACCAGAAGCAGAGATAGAAAAGTTTCTACCTGTCCCTGCCAGTCAAGAGCCACAAGACTTACCCCAAGAAGAAGAAAACCAAATGTTTTTGAATGATCAGTATGTGGAGCCTTTAGAACAACAAGACCATCAAGGGCATTTAAAAGTTATGGATGAATTTGAAGTTTCACCTTTCTTTGAAAGTTTGACTGCTACAGGCAAGAAGTTTTTTGATCAGCATAAAAGAGCACATTTAGGCTTTTTATATATTATGTCAGCAGGTCAAAAAATAACCAGCCAACAGCCTCAGCAACCTAATAGCCAACCGCAGGTTCAATCTTAATGAAGTTCTCTAAGAGTGAGTGGCGAGAATGGTTGAGCTGTCCGATAGCCAAAGAGTTTTCCCATCAAATACACATTAAGAGACAGGAAAGGTTAGTGCATTTAGCGAGTTTTTCAGAGCAAGACACGATAATAAAAGATTACTTCACTACCAAAGGTGTTTGTTTAGGGTTGATGGGTACAGTAGACTTGATAGATGAATTGAAAGGAGGTGACGAAGATGATCAAGAAGACCAAGAAGGCTGGTGAAAAATCGAAAAGTAATAAGAGCAGTAAAAAGATAAAAGGTATCGATACTATGCCTTGCAGCATAGAAAAGAATATACACATTAAAAAAGCAGCTAATGGGTATGTGGTGTCAACATATAGCGACAAAGGAGAAAGGGTTGCCATAGCTAAGACCAAAGGGGAGGTACAAAAACATATCGAAGATATGCTTGGATAATCACGGAAACGTGCAAAACATAAGGAGAATTAAAAGATGAAGATAAAGCCAATTTTGAACAGAATAATAATCAAACAGCATCAAAAAAAGTCAACTTTTTATATCCCACCAGAAACTAGGAGGGGGTCAATGATGTCATATCAAGGAGAAGTAGTAGCAGTAGGTGATCAAGCTGTAACAGTAAAAGAGGGTGACAAAGTCACTTGGGGTATGCACGCAGGATTTACTATTGGGGAACCTAAAGAAGGTTTAAGGATTATGAATGATGACGATGTGTTAGGCATTTTAGAGGAGGGTTATATAAATGAGTAATTTAATAGACAAGATGATAATGAACAGTGTGCCCGCAGAGGATGGGGGTGTCGTGGTTACTTTAGACAACCCAGAAGACATCAAAGCACAACCCATATCCCCTACACAAGCCCAGAGCAAAGAGCACGAACCAAGCCCTGGACACCCCAGGTATAAGAAGATCTATAGAGAAGCCAAAACAAATGGCAGAATAATACAAGAAAAAGATATCCAGATAGGGCAAACTCAACTACAAGTAGAACAAAAAGATATGCAGATAGAAGAAGCTTTAGCGCATACTAAACGTCTACAAGAAAAACTTGATAAATTCCAGTCGGAGTATAACAGGGACAGGAATGAAGACAAACTATCTAAGGTGGAAAAGTTGATGCGTCAAGCGGTAGAGAACAGTGATATGGAAGCTTTTGATAAACTAAAAGGTTCATATAAAGCTACTCAAGAAAACATCTACGGGCCTAAAGAAGTATCGGTAACTAAAGGCGATCAAGACGTTGAAACTTTTAAAAGATACAACCCGTGGTATGGAAAAGAGTATGAAAAAACACAGTACGCCAATAAAGTAGACGCTCTGTTAAAGATTGACCCCAATTGGTCTGGTGATTCAGGCAAAACGAATGCTGAACTATTAGCGGAAATATCAAGGAGAACAGTCGAACATTTTGGGGGTCAAGCAACTAACACTATTGCAAGTGTTCCTACTGCAGGAGCTTCTAGTGGAAATTTTGTGCCTGCTAAAGGGTCTAAAACAGTTACTTTGTCAGCTACTCAAAAAAACGTAGCCGAAAGAATGTTACCTAATTTATCAAAAGAAGAAGCATATAAAAGATATGCAGCCAATACATAAGGAGGATAGAACGTGGAAATGTTTGACAATAGCTACGTAGAAAGTATAATAAAACTAGATAACATAAAAGATGATAAGTTTAAAGTTAGGTTGAGTACTGGTCTAGAAGAAGAAGTGAAGTTGACTAAAGCTCAAGTAATATTGGTTAAAACTCATCTTTATAAAAGTCAAGGGATACCTTGCAAAACAAACGCTGCTGAAGAATACAACGAAGCTTCAGACAGTCGCAACAATTCAGGATTAAAACCTGCAAAAGCAATTACCGAAAGAAGAGTCGGCACTAAGACGTGGGCTCCTACTTCTATGTTACATATTAAAGGTAAGAAGCGTGGTATGGTTTACCGTTTTGTCAACACAGACATCCCGGGTAATGTGAACAAGAAACTTTCTGAACAATGGGAAGTGTGTACAGAAGAAGGCGTAGGAACAGTTAGTAAAACAATACATGATGGTGGACCTTTGGGAAGTACAAACAGAGTCAGGGAACTTATACTTATGAGAATGCCTGAGAGTGTAAGAGATGAGAGAAGGGCGTATTTTAGTAATCAAGAACTTGATTCTAGAGGTATTGCAGAATCCTTGGATAGTGCGACGGAAGGAAATGCTTATGGTAAGGTGGATGATGGACATTCAGTAGTAAAGATGAAATAGAGATAATAATTTAATAGTTAAAAGCTGATCAAAAACATTGAAGGCACAGAGGTAAAACTTTGTGCCTTTTTTGTTATGTAAGGAAAAAAGGAAAAGGAGATATTTATATGTCAAATACAGATGGACCAAGAGGACTTTTCGTAGTAGGTCATTTAAACGGAGGTAACGGTCAAGTACGTAACTTCAATGTAGATGGTGGTACTGCTACAGCTATCTATCCAGGGGACCCCGCTAAAGAAGCTACCGATGGTAGTGCTGAGGTTATGACTGCGCAGTCTGACGCTTATATAGGGCCTATAACAGCAATATATAATTCAGACGGTAAACCAGTTAAATCTTTGGCTGCTTCTGCAGCAGGCTCAGTAGATGTGGATATTGACCCTGGTGCGATCATAGAGATCCAAACAGAAGATGGTGGAACTGCGCTTACTGCTGCTGCTATTGGTGATGCTGCTGATTTTATCTGGACACATGCAGGTGCAGGGAGTAGATCTGGAGTAGAATTATCAGAAACTTTAGCAGGTGCCGGAGCTGCTGCTCAGATGCGTATTATTGGTTTAGCAAATGTGGTGGATAACGTTTGGGGTGAACATTACGCTAGAGTTCACGTTATAGCCTTAGAACATGCGTTTAATTCAACACCTAACGCTATTTAAAGCCATTAGGTAATAAAGGAAGGACTAAAAAAAATGACAGCAACTAGATCGAATTTTTCAGAACTGATAGAACCGGGTTTAAAGTCAATTTACGGGATGAACTATGATCAATGGAAGCCAGAATATGATCGTATGTTTGATATGGAGACTTCTAACCAAGCGAGCGAAGAGTACCAAGAAATAACAGGTTTTGGATTGGTACCTGTTAAGACAGAACAGCAACCTACTACATATGATGATGCGATACAAGGTTATAAAAAAACTTTAACAAACATAACTTACTCCCTAGGTTTTAAAATAACTAGTGAAATGTATGAGGATGATCTATATCGTCAAATGAACAATATGCCTAAAAGTTTAGCCCTATCTGTGGCTCAAACAGTTGAGACTTTAGGAGCTTTGATATATGACAGAGCTTTTAATAGTGCTTATCTGGGGGCAGACGGCGTGTCTCTTTGTTCCACAGCGCATCCACTACCAGGTGGAGGCACTTATTCTAATAGACCTGTAGAGGATGCTGATTTGAGTATGACTTCATATGAAAGTGCTATGATTGACATTGCAGCTTTTAAAGATGGACGAAACAAGAAAATGCACGCAAAACCTATTAGGTTAATAGTGACAGAGACTTTTAGAGCAACAGCAGAACGTATTCTTCAATCCTCTGGAGACCCTGATACAGCAGAGAGAAGCATCAACCCTTTTCAAAACTCAGTAGATTATATGGTTACCCATTACACTTCTGATCCTGATGCGTGGTTCATTAGAACTAGCGTGCCAGGTTTAATATGTCAAAAACGTAAATGGCCAGCGGATATGAGAAAAGACAATGATTTTGACGAAGACGTTGCTAAGTTCAAGACATCTTTCAGATTAGTTTACGGATGGTATGACTCTAGAGCTTTATATGGGTCAGCAGGAGCGTAAGTTTCATTTTAATATTTTGTGGCGTGGTCTTTATCCACTACGCCACACACATGATAGACATAGGAGGAAATTGATATGAGCACAAATTTTAAACACGGGGTTTCAGGCTATGGTATCCCTATTATTGGTGGTGGAGGAATACCAGCCACTAAAGGTCCTATATATTTTGTAGATTATGGTGATGGTTCAGACGGCAACAAGGGAACAGAACTAGGTAAAGCTTTTAAGAATTATTCTTACGCATATAGCAGGGCAGCTTCTAACGAATTCGCTGTTATTTGTTTGATAGGAAATTCTACCCACGTAATAGAAGAGATGGTAACATTGTCCAAGAACAGAATAATAACCATAGGGGTAGATGGTTCACCAGGTCGTTTATATGGACAGGCAGCTAAAGTTTCGATGGGAGTAACCACAGCAGCTACGGATATAGCAACTATTAAAAACACAGGTGTTCGTAATATTTTCCAGAACATTAAGTTCATTAATAACAACACAAAAGACGAGTCTTTGTATTGTTTCGCTGACGGTGGAGAGTACACGCAGATGATCAACTGTGAGCTATATAAATCAACAGATTTAGATGAGACGGGTGCTGCTGAATTAGTATGTAATGGGGACAGTTCTTCTTATACGGGTTGCTATATAGGTTCTACTGTAAACGCTACTACTGGGGCGATCATACGTCCAAACGTTCTTTTTTCTAGAGGTCTGGCTAATACTGGAGCTGTAGCAAGAGACGTTTATTTTGAAAGTTGTATTTTGGCCCGTAAATCAGGTAATACAGCTAATAGTTTTATGTATGGCGCAGAAGCAAACTGTATCGAAAGAATGGCATATGTTAACAATTGCGTTTTTTGGAACGCTGCTTTAGCTGCTGCTGTTCCTGCTTTGAACGTTAATTTTGGTTCAGCACTTACAGACGGGGCTATTCTCTTGAACAATCCAGTGGCTATGAACGCTGCTACTGCTATGGGAACTCAAACAGGTATTTTTGTTAATGGGGCTGTTCCAGCAGCAGATACTACTGGCATAGCACTTCAAGCTACTTAAGGAGTATATAAATGAGCGGAAATAAAAAAGAACAGTATTTTGAAGAAGTTAAAAAAGTTAAAAAACTAGGGGAAAGAGAGTCGTTAATAAAAGTAATTAAAAACAGTAGGGCTTATGACACTACAAAAAAAGAGTTTTATTCAAGAGCTTCAGTATCAGAACTTTGTAATATTATAAATGAGAGTCAGTAATTTAAAAGGAGCACGTAAATGAGAGCTAAAAGAGTAACTTTAACGCCTCAAACTGATGATAACGGTATAAGTGTTTCCCAAACGCCATTAGCTGCTGGCAATCTAACGATTACTGGGGCTTTGGCTAGTGGGGGAGCAGTGTCTTTGAACCATGGCCATCTAATACTTATAACTTGTGCGGGTAATGATGCAGGCAGGACTTTCACTGTTACAGGCACAGATTTTAGAGGAGTAGTCATAACAGAAGCTATTTCAGGGGTAAATATCGCAGCTAGTCAAGGGTCAGTGTATTTTAAAACTGTTACCCAGATAGCAGTAGACGCAGCCACAGCAGGGGCTATCATAGTAGGGGTCAACGGGTTGTCGGCTTCTAATTGGTATGTTTTAGATACTTATGTTGATCCTTTTAGTGTTGGTTTTGGGGTAGTAATATCTGCAACCACTACCTATTCAATGCAACATACTTTTGAAGATTTATACGCTTCTGATATCTCGGCAATAAACGTTTTCAATCACGCTACGATAGCTTCTAAAACTGTTTCTTCAAACAGTAATTACGCACATCCTTGTTCAGGAATAAGATTAGTAATAACAGCTTTCACTAGCGGTACAACTAGACTAGTTTATTATCAAGCCGGGTAGACAAGAGAAACACTATGAACACACTATCTGATCAATTTGTATACCAAGAGGTTCCTTCTATAGACAGTGCGGACAGTGTTTATTTCAGTGCAGCTTTAGCGTCTAAAGGCGGTGAAGCGGGTACAGCAGACTTTAAACTGTTCTATCACGAGTACTAATGTGAAGGTGTATCCTACTAGAAGATACGTATCAGGCACATATAAAAAAGAAGATGCGTTGAGTGGTTTTGACCATTTAAAAAGTGAACTAGTCAGAAACTATAAAGGTTTATGGGTTCACCCTACTTATCTGGACCCTAAACCGAGAAACGAAAAACCTAAGAAGACTACAAAAGAAAGATTGTTGAGGTTTGAATAATGACAACTAGCGGATCAACAGATTTCGAGCTAACTAGAAACGAGATAATAGAGTTAGCCTACGGTAAAATAGGGGGTTTGTCTGATGGTGATTCTTTGTCAGCAGAACAATACAGTACTGCTAGTAAATGGCTAAATGTCATCGTTAAAAACTGGACAGCAGAAGACATTTACCTATGGAAAGTAGATTGGATAACACAGGGCTTAACAGCTTCAGGAGCAGTACTAGGTTCAGATGGATACGATTATGAATGTATAAGAAACCACACGTCAAGCGCAAGTAACAAACCTGTTACAGGTGCAGAGTATATGAGTTATTGGAAAAAATTAACTACCAGTGCAGCTAGTGCTTGGGTTACTGATACAGCATACACAAGTATCTGCAATATATCTTTAAATTCAAATATAATAAGCCTTGAAAATGTTAGGGTTAGAGAAGGCGTTTCTAACACTATATTAAAGCCTTTGTCTAGAGAAGACTTTTTAGGTCTGGGAAATAATACCGAAAAAGGTAAACCCACACAGTTTTTCTTCAAAAAACAAGTTACTTCTGAAATGTTTCTGTATCCTTACCCAGACAGTGCCACAAGCTACGTTATAGAGATGATGGCTTATAGATATGCAGAAGATTTAGACACAGGAGCTAATACTGCGGATTATTTAGTGGAATGGGAAAGACCATTGATAGATGAACTAGCAGCCACCTTAGCACCTTCAAGAGGTATTTTTGGGGATCAATTAACGGCTTTGACTATTAGAGCTAGAACATCTAAGAAGATAGCTAGAGGATCAAATCACGAAAGAGGAGATGTTTTTTTCACTCCTAGGCTAAAGTAGAAAGGAATATATTAGATGTCACAAGCATTACAAGTTTCAGCATTACAAGCGGGGGTAACAGATAGTAGTGGGGTTGTTTTAACAGGTGGTTCGGCTACTTTCTATGAAAGTGACGGGGTGACTATTAAGACTATATGGGCAGACGCTGAAAAAGTAGCCACCTCAGCTAATCCTGTCACTTTATCTTCCTCTGGAACGGCAGCGGTTTTTGCTGATGGAATATACAACGTGGTGGTTAAAGACTCTACGGGAAGCGTGGTTTATAACTGGAACAGTAATAATTTCGAACCTAATGCTACAGGAACAGACCCTTATATAGACGCATCTAGTTTTGGGAGTGCTAAAGATGAGGAGGCTATTTCGTTAGCGATAACAAGTGCTTCGGGAGAAGACAGGACTGTTTTTCTTGCCCCAGGCAATTGGACAATAACAGATGATCTCACTATACCTACAAATATTAACCTTAGATTTGAAATGGGGGCTTATTGCACGATCTCTTTAACTAAGACATTAACTGTAAACGGTGTTTTACAAGCACCTTTATATAACATATTCAGAGGAACAGGTACGGTAACGATAGAAAATAAAAATTTTTTCATACCCTCAATATGGCCTATAGGTGGGACACATGATAATTCCACATTAGATGGAATAGTCACTGTATCTGACGAGATAAAACCAGGCAATTTAAAACTCAGTGGAAACACAATAATAAGTACAGACACTAATGGGGATATCAATGTAACGCCTAATGGAACAGGCAATATAATTTTAGACGCACATTTAAACATCAATGGACCC